ATGAACAAAATCAACAGAAGAGAGAGAAACACGAATGAAATGTGTATTGAGGCACTTGAAGAGATGCTAATAGTCATTGACTTTTGTCTCGGATATCAAAAGAAAAACGACCCTTTAAAATGGAGCGTAAATATTAACGATATTGAACGGGGCGTATTGGGGTTACCTGCAGCTGCCTTAATGTTTTGCATTGTTGATACGATAGGAAGCATGTATATTGATAAAGTTCTGGAATTTAATGTGGACGGCACTAAAAAAAAGGAGAAAAAAATAAATGAAAAACGTATTCGTTCATTTTTCTGGATTTTAAATTCTGACTATTTTAATTTGAACTTGTCTGAAGATGATATATCAACAATATACAATTTGAGAAGCCGGCTTCTACATAATTCATATATTCTGAAAAAGACAATACTTTCTTTAGATTCCGGGGAACCTTTTATTGAAAAGCGGGGAGATGAAGTTTTTTTTATTCATTTAATTTCTTTCCTTGATGCATGCAGATCTGCGGTCTCCAAGTTTAAAGAAAGAATCTCAGATTTGGAGCCTAAACTTGTTTATAATGAACCATCTATAAATATAAATGAAAATTATCCAACAACATAGAATACTAAACATTTTAGTACAATGTTTATTACTTAATTTGCTCCCTGATATCGGGTTTTCTCAGGTTTTCAATTTGAGGTTTCTTTAGGTTTTTATCTCTTTTGAACACTAACATTCCTCCACCATCTTACGACCAAAAAGCGCAGGGGGATTAACGAAAGCCTATAATATTGTTGGCTCATTTTAAGAAGTTTTCAGCCACTTTCTCCATTAAGATGGGTATTGTCAACTTTATGTGTGAAATGAGGCCAACAATTACCTGTGCTACCCCAGCGTTTAAAATTGATAAGCCCCCACTATCCGGAATCGCGGGGGCTGTTGAGTATAAAAAAAAAGTATGTTTCGGGTTATGATTATTTTTCTCTGAATAATCTTAATGCCAGATCAGCATCAACTACGATCTTCCGGCCTACTTGCGTGATAGCCTTCTTGATTTTTCCGCTGTTTTTAATCCTCTGTGCTGTGGATGTTGAACAACCAAAAATTTCGGCGATACCCTTTAACCCGTAAACAATTCTCTTTTCAGGAGTCTTCTCTAACTTTTGTACCAGCCTTTCACTTTGGAGGATATCCAACAGCTCTCCCACCGTCAACTGCCATAGAGGTCTATCTCTGTCAATCATACTGCAACGTTGTTAAATTTAATCCTTAATCTTTCTAACAATTCAAAATACTCATCCAATGAAAAGGATTCCATCAGAAAATCAATTTCATTCTTGATCTTGCCACTCTCGTACACTTTGATAAGAAAGTTTTCAAAATCAACTACTACCCGAACGTCTTTATTGATGCAGGTAGTCATCTTACTTTTTCTAAATTTTGTTTCCATGATTAATTGAATTTTTAATTATTGTCATTTTGTGGACTGTATCCGGTTTTTGTCTATAAAATGGCCCAGTAGAAAAGCAGTCGTTTTCTCTTAACGCCCTGTTTTCGTCTAACGCCCTGTTATAAGCTTCAAGCATTCCGTTGTAAGTTTCAAGCATCCTGTTATAGGTGGCTGCGTCAACATACAACCTTCCCCCGATATACTTAAGATCCATATCTGAAAATCTGTTTTTGTCGTCCATATCTGTAAATATTAAATTAGCGTTTTAATTATCTACCCCAAAGCTAAAGTATATTTTAATGAACAGAACTACATTTATAGTTAATATTACTTAATAATTAAAATATAAATTGTTTTTTCGTAATTAATTAAAATACTCTTATATTTGCAGGTAAAAAACAATAATTAAATTATACCTATATGAGAGTAAAAAAGATCCTGAAAGAAAAAGGCATTACTGCGAAACAACTTGCTGAGCAGATTGGAATGTCTGAAGTGGGCCTTTCCGTTGCTTTATCTGAGAACGGCAACCCTTCATTGTCCACATTGCGAAAAATAGCGACTGAATTGAATGTATCTATTTCCGATTTATTTGAAGACAGGAAAAATGATGGTCTAATAACTTGCCCTAATTGTGGTTTTTCTATTACGATTGAAGTGAAAAAATAATAGGTGAAAAACTACTGTAAAAGGTCTTTTTCTTCTTTGTTGTCCGCACAGGACAATAATATCAAATGATTATCAGTATTTTACATAAATGGTGGCACTAAAAGTGGTACTGATTAACGTAAAACCTTGTTTTTTTATTGAAATATTGCAGTCAAAATTTAACTTTTATACCAAGCTGATGACCGAAATTCAATAAAACAATCCCGGACCTTTCTAACGGGCAAAGAAAAGCCCGGCGGGAGGCCGGGTGGGAAAGGTAAAATTAAAATCGTTCATCCTAATTTCAAGAACGTTGCTATTTGCTTAACAAGTGAATGCAAGGCTTGATTCAAGTCATCAGAATGTATCTCATTTGTAAACTCTTTGCCTTGATATTCAGTGGATAGTTTTATATAATTTCTCTGTGACTCTATTCGCACTGGTATATTAATTTTTTCATCCAAAGAGAATCCTTGATTTTCAAAATTTTCATTTGTAATATAAGCCGTTGTATTATCCATTGTACTAAACAAGGATTTTTCAGGATTAATTCTCGTTTTTTTTGTTTTTGCGTTTTTGTCAATCACAGCAGTAAAATTGACAAGTTCTAAATCTTTATCCACTTTTATTTCTTTAGGCAAATCGGGGACAATTTTAGCCCGTATTTCTTTTTTCATTGTGTATTTTTTATACACCGCCTTTTTGTTGTCTTTGATTTTAAAGTTGACATTTTTGTTATTGATTATTAAAATAAGAGGGTCAAAAATCTTTTTTCTATCCTCGTAGCTATATCTGGATATGATTTTATCAGCGTCTTTATCGTTGATATCCACATCCAATACTATATTTTTAAATTTGTCCACCACCTCAACAGCCCACTCTTTTAGATGTTTGTCCCCAACATCCTTCATGACATTATCAGCAGCAATACCAATTTCAAAACTATTGAAAGAGACATCCACAACCCTTGGGTCTATATGCTTTGTAAGGCTTCCGAAAGTAGAATTTAGCTTATCATAGTCGCCAATTATATCTTTAAATTGAGTTAGAAAATCAGCTTTTGCAAAGCTCCTGAATGATGATGTCACATTATCTAATAAGTTATTAGATAGCTCTATAAATCCAATAGTGTTTCGATATTTTAGATTAGTCGGTTCAAATTTCAAGTAATAAGCCCTGCTTCTTAATTCTTGTAAATATAATCCCTGGTTATAGGAGTCGACCAATTCTCTATAATATGAATTGAATGAATAATCAATACTTAAAAAAGAATCCTCATCCGGCAAATAATCATCGAGCATCTTATTGGGGTTTATGGCATAACTATCAATTATCAACCCTCTGGAATCTTCTTTAAATATCGTACCGATGTTTTTATTATTCACAATAACCGAATAAAGAGAGGTTTTGCTTAAAATGTAATCAGCAAGATCCTTCCTATTAATCTCAAGGAGTAAAAATAAGTCATAATTATCCTCAGTGTCAACTAAATATTTAAAATAGTCTCTACCATTCTTAATTAAATGAGTAAGTATAGGTTGGTCAAAAAAGATAATATCGTCTATCCTTTCAAACCCATCTAAATTAAATACCATATTTAAACTGTTATCACTCATCTCCTTTTATCAGATTAAATTTAGCTACACAATCGAAATCCTCATTCGGGAAAAAGGTAAAATGCTTTTTATTTCTCCCTGATTGGTATTTCACCCCGTCACTATTCGTTATCTTACATACTGCAATTGCATTATATTTTTCTCTGTTTCTTTTTGTGAGATTTTTCAATTCTGCCTCAGCCTCCTCCAAGCACTGATAAACCGATAGTCCCCAAGCATCGCACATGCTTTTTAATTTCTCACGTAATAATGAGTGAGGGGTAAACGAGTCCTCTGTTATGGGAGTTTTCACCCATCTAAATAATACCAAGTCTCCGTTATAGTTCGCTTTAGACGGGCAATTATCCAATGCTTTAATCCGGTCTTCGTGTTTTAATTTAATGGTTTCCAATGGATGCGCGTTTAATAATTTGCTACAAAGATATAATATTTATTATTAGATGCAACAAATCAGACACAACCATCTAAAATTTAACCTTCACCCCGACCATGTGCCCCGCTTGATTATCGGGAACGCTATACAGGTAGTTGTACTCAACTCCTGTGTTTATGTGAACACCGGTAAGTTTACCGTCAATCCTGTCTGCCTGATCTTGTGTGATTTTTTCATAAGCTCCATATGTTGCCTGACCTTGTTCCTCCTGTGGCTCCCTGCTGTGGATACTGCATCACTACATCAAACTAACGCCATTTAAAGGGTGCGTTTCCTGTCTCAATAAAATAGTCTGTTGGTACCACATCTCCATTTTCATCGTACTCCAGGAAATATTCCATTTGCCCCTGGATGAATAGCTTCACCCCAAATGTAGGATCTACACTCAGATAATTTCCTATTTCATTCATCGCATCGGCCAGCTTTTGAACGGATTTAAACCGCTTGATCTGGTCGGGCGATTCGGCGTAGACTTTGAATGATTCAATAATGGATTCCTCCACTCCATCCCGGATTACTACCTTTCCCTTTTGAATTTCAAAACTACCATTGTAAATGAAGCCGGGCAAATGGCTGTTACTTCTTAGGATTGTATCAACAATACCATCAATAGCTGGTATTTCAATCATCTCCTTTTTGATCGGCAAGCCCTTGAAATCTTCGGCAATCCTGCTTCTTACAAATTCAATAATATAGTCCTCATTCGGCTTCGGTCTTTTTGGCGGGATGCTATTAATATCTGGAATGATCATATTCCCCAGTTCTTCAATAGTAACCGGATCCTTCTCTTTGATGATCTTTGTAACTTCGTTGAAAATCATTTGTAGATCTGTCAATGATACCTTCAGGTAATTGATCTGCTTAGCTGCTTCACTTTCGTAAAACTTCACCAGTATTTTTTCTTCCATAATTTTCGCTGTTAATAGGTTTACTCTTTGTTAATGTCCTTCATAAGCTGTATGAAATCAGCCTCATCTTTATCAGCCTTCTTTTTCGCCAGCTCTTCCGGATCTTCTGCGGATTCCTTTTTACTCGCTTCCTCTGTTTTGGCGAGAAGTGCATCAAACTTCTCCGACTGTTTCTCTACAAGGTCTAAAAGCCTCTCTACTCTGTCTTCTGTGCTCATAATTTTTTAATTTTGAAATTTATAATTAAACATAATGATAGTTATAAGGAAACCCTAATTTATCAAACGCCTGATAATCAGATTAATATTTTTTTACTTTACAAACTGTCAATTTTAACAATTCCCCAATAGTGGAAAAATGTTTAAAAAAACTGCTTATTTTGTTTGTTTTGCATCCGTTTTCTGCTTTTTTAGCATTAAAATGATAATCTATTGATTTTTGTTTTCTTTATTGTGTCCTTCTAATTTTAGGGATACATCAATTAAAAATTGCTGCTCTTCTTCACTTAATCTATCAATGTCCTGGCTGTATTTAAAATCGCTTTCTTGTGGCAATTCTCCACCGAAAAGATATTTGAGAATACTCCGTTTATTTTCGTTCGTGAGCGGTATATGTTTATCCGGTTCATCGATTTTTAAGTCTATTTCTTCCAGTCGCTGAATTTCTTCCGGGGTGAGAGTGCCATCTAAACTATTATCGTTTTGATTACCATAAATAGAGTGGAGCTCTCCCAATAGGATATAACCTCGCTTCAATGATTTTCTAAATATTTGCTTTGTTTTCATATCAATCACAATTTTCCATCATTACCCTTAAAAAAAAGTTTTCTTTGATTTTTCTCAATAGATCCGGCATCAATTGGAAGTCAATATATCCGCTTCTAAGAGATTTTAACAGCTGTCGTTTATCGTTCATCGTTAACTTTACCTCAACTTCACCAAACAACTCAATGTCTCCGGAATGGTCGGCTGTCTCCCTCGTTAGGTAGTTTAATTCAGTAATGTTGAAGGTTCCTGTTTTCAACCCTGAAATAATGATCTTCTTATCCTTTGCTAAAATTCTCTGTTTCATATCATTCAGTCATTTTAGTAATTAACAAATCTATTTGTCCATCTGTTAGGTTGTCAAAATCGATTTTCTGCTCAATCTTTGTAGCTGCATCAAAACCAAGTATTCTACTGATACTATCCAACGAGCGTTGTTTGTCATAGAATTTTATTTTTACTTCATTTCCATACTTCGTCACTCTGGTAGCAACTTCTTGAATACAGTCTTTAATCTCTTTGGGTAATTCTTCATAATCCTTTAAGGTCATCCATCCCTCTCTGATCATGCCGGTATCACTAAAGGCAATCTTCTCGTGTTCTTTCAAAACTCTTAAGGCTGTGATACCTGCCGTTTTCTCTAAGTCGGCTTGTAATGATTGTATGAATTTTTGAACCTCAACAATCCTTAACATTCTGCTCGCTATTGAATGCGCTGTTTTCTGACTATACCCGGCTCTTATTGCTGCCTGTGTACCACACAGATCAATCACATATTCATAACAGAATTTCTCTTGTTTAGCTGTTAATTTACTCATATACACTCATTTATTAATACTCCTTAAACTTTTGCTTTGCCAATTTAAGAGGTTTGATTGCCATAGTGTTGTTATTTACAGGTGAATAGTTATCATTTAATAATTATTTCCTACCATCTGAAACGAAAAATCCAGGTTCGCAAGCGCACCGCTTCCGTTTCTTACCTCAACTATAAAGTATGTTGAATACATTCCTGTAACAACGCATCTTTGACCACTTACCAAAGGCTGACAAAAAACACAGTAATCTGCCGTCTTTATCAAACCATTAGGCCTTTGAAAATCTATTCTCATAATCCCTGTGGATATCCATTGGTCGGCAACTATATCTATTGCCCCCCATTTATTTACTACTGACATGACTATATGTATTGCTCTGTTGCAAAATAACTCCCGGTCGCCTGCCGGTTAAGCTCCCAATCCGTCAGGAATCGGTTGAAGCTGTCATAGAGAGGTAGAATCGCCTCCGACTGTTCGGCATCGGCTTTTTCCATTGCCATCTTATAAGCTCCCACAATGTTAAGTACTTCTCCGTGGCTGTACAGAATAGCCTCCGTAGGTATGTTGTTGTAGGGTTGGAACAACATCTCAATATTGCAGTCTGAATCCGGCAATAGAGAAAAATGCTCCGTTATCTCGGTTTGAAGCTCTGTTTTCGATTTGTTCGCTTTCCATACCCGATACTCGGATAATCCGGTCAAAATACTCTCAATTGTGGAGTATTCTATCTGTTCAGGGTCTAACAGTCCTTTAGCTACAATCAGGCTAGCCTCGAAATGAGAAATAAACGTGTCATTGGAAAAGATGCAGGCAGGGTAAAAATCACCCCGTTCGTTGATAGTCTGCTGCAATGTTAGTTTAGCTTGTAATGGTATAATTCTTGCCATAATGTTAATTTTTAATTTGTTTTTTAGTTTATCAATTGTAAAACATTTTCTTCACAATAGGATTTTCATCAATCCAATCATTAGTGTTTGGTTTGTATCGGTGCTTGTTGTCCTCAACCCATTTATGAAAATTACCCGGGAACGATTTAATTTCATTCTTTGAGCGAACAGGGGAATCATCATTGATGCTATCCAATAATTCTTTTTGGGTTGATAATATCGGGATGACGTAACATCGGCATTGAACATGAAATCCACTGAATTTAAAGTCTTTAGGATAACGACCTTTTAGGCTTTCACACACATCGCAATCGTAAACATGATTACTACGTCTTATTTCCTGACCCACTACAAAGTCCAGATTCTGCCACGTTTCCCACTGAGCATTCCTATATGTCTTATTGATCTCTGTTGCAGCCAAACGCCTGGCATTCTTAAAAGATGACCGGTACACGCCTTGCCCTGGATGATAATTGGCTGCATTTCTTGAGAGCCTGAGCTCTCCCTGGCGATCTCTCACTCTACGGTACAATCTATCCGGTTCTTTCAAGTATTGCTTTAAATCGCCTGAAATTGAGTTTGCAGATTTTCCCTCCAAAATTCCAAGCTGAAGGGTGGCTTCAATCTGATCGATCATTCCATTTGAAAGATTCCATACACGTTGGGAAAGATTCAGCCCAAATGTTTTTCTGTTTAAATATTCCATAATGTGAGGGCTGGCCGCCTTTGTAAATCTATGCTTTAGGATCTCCTCCGGCACAATCTTTTTAAGGAGTGAGTAACTGAGTGCTTCACCAATTACCCAACTTTGTTTGATTCCGCTCTGCAGTAACAAATACAGCTTATTCAGTAAATCGGTTTTGATTTTATTCGATATTTGCATTTTCTCGATGGCATCCAATTTCCTGATCATCCCTTTTTTGATAAAAGAGTCAATAAATGGCAACATAACGACGGTAAACGCCAATTTATCATACATCCTGCTGATTTCTCTTTCAACATTCCTTTCTCCGTTTGCCAACATTTGCCTCAACTCGGGTTCGCTCAATTCGTATAGTTCTTGTTCGCTCATAATCTGTTATTTAAAATGGTGTAGTCTCTGTTGCTTCCTGCGTAATGTGATTTTCGTCCCATATTTTTTTAAACCGATCATCTGTTTGGAAGTAAACTTTCTTATCCTTGGCCCCTTCCCGGTCCTTACCGATGATCAGAACACCCCTGTTCTTCCAGCTCCGGCCATTGCTCTCTGTTGCTTCCGGCTCATAGTAGGATGGCCTATGTGGAAAAATAACTTTATCTGCATCCTGTTCAATATTCCCGGATTCCCTAAGATCGGACAATACAGGTATTTGAATTGTTGTTCCCTTTGGAGGTCTGCTCAATTGAGCCAGCAGGATAACAGGCGTGTTTAATTCCTTGGCCAGACTTTTCAACTCACCGGTAATGTATCCTATTTCCAAATCCCTGGTACCAAATGATTGATTTGTTTTGATCAGCTGCAAATAGTCAATAATCAATAGATCCAGCTGGTCAGTACGATGCAATTTACGTGCAAGTGATTTGATGTTATTCAGATACCGGATATGGTAATTATCGGCAATGAAAAGGGTATTATTCTCTATTCCCCGGATATTTTCATCAATACAGATCCACTCATCCCTCCCAAGCTGGCCGGTTTTCATATCGTAAAGGTTCAATCTTTCATCCTCTGTAAGCATCCGCATGATTAACTGTTCTACTGTCATTTCAATTGAAATGAATAAACAGTGCTTCTCAGCTTCCGATGCTACTTTGGCAAAATGAAGCGCAAACTGTGTTTTTCCCATCGATGGCCTCCCACCCAGTATGATCAGATCCGGTGCACTCCATCCACCATTCAATCGATCATCAAGTGCTGTTAGCCCTGTGGGGATGGTGACAGCCTCCCCTTGCCTTTTTTTGCTCTGTATCGTGGTCAGATACTCAATGGTTCGCTTTATAGCCGACTTCATGTCCAAATACTCACTTGCGGCACCTCCGGAGCGAATTTCGGTAAAACTACGCTCCAGATATTCAATGGTATCCTGGACATCCTGGCTTTCGTCGTAAGACATTTGGAGAACCTCACGTGACTGATTAATCAGCTTCCGGGCAATTGCCTTTTGTCGTAGAATTGCAGCATGATACTCGATATGAGCTGCAGAAGCAACCATATCAGAAAGTTCAGCAATATAGGCCGCACCGCCTGCCTGCGTAAGCTTTTTGGTAGAATTAAGTTCTTGGGCAACAGTGAGAACATCAACAGGCTTTCGTGAACGTGCTAGCGATTCTATTGCTTGGAAGATTGTTTTATTGTTCGGATTATAAAAGTCATCCACTTGTAAATCAACCTTGTGTATTGTATTACTTTCTATTAACAACGCTCCCAGAACAGCCATTTCAAGTTCAGGAGCGTTAGGTTGCACCCGATCAGGAAGAGTTTCAAATGTCGACGATACTGGTCGCTTTTTCTGTTGCAATTGATTTTTCTTTTCCATTTTTGATGATTATTTCGTCATTCCAAGATTTATTATTTAAAAAAGTTTCCGGGTCTTTACGAAACACCTTATCCGGCTGCGCTTTTTTGTATAAGGGGATATATTCTTTAATTTTTAGCTTTTCACTGTCTGATATCTTATTCCATTTCTTGGTTAGTTTTTCCTTACTGCCTCTTTTTTTATCGTAGTCATCCCAAAATTCACCAAAAGGATATACATCAATTTTTGATGATATACTTTCCTTTTCTATTTCCTTTTCTTTCTTTTGTGAATTAATGTCATCATTAATTGGATTAATGTTTACATTTAATGAAATAATGTTTACATTGTCACGGCTGGGGCATTCAATCAACAAATACTCTTCAATCAGTTTAACCTCTTTATATCTGAAGGTTGCATCTAAATATCTTCTCTGAATTCCGGCAGAAGTAAGTATATTGTATTTATTGTAGCATCCTGCATCAAAAAACGATCTTCTTATCAACCCATTTACAATATTCTGTACTATTTCAGGCGTAAACTCTGACCCTGAATTTTTCGCAAAAAGTAAACATTGATCTTCACCCCATCCATAATAGTACCCATTATTATAGATCTTACACAACAATCGGATTGCTATTATGCTTCCCTTTGTGCCAAATTCAGCCTCAATTAGTTGGATCTTGTCATCCCTGAAAAAATCAACATCGAAGCTAAAGTAATCTATTCCGGTTTTGTTCGTTCTTGCCATATATCTATAATTTTATATCTGCAATTGCATCGATTATCTCCTTTTCGGTTTTAATTTCAGCATCCCGGTTAAAGTACTCTCAATAAGTACCAGGCCTTCGCCTTCATAAATATTGTTGTGCTTTGTGTGTATTACTTTGGTCAGGCAATACCTCTCTATAAGCAGTTTTTTGATTTCATCGATCATAACGATTTCGTTCAAATAGGTTTTTGAAGTCTCTCTGAATGACATCCCCGACGGTCTGTATATTTTCGTTGGTGAGTGGCACTGGCGTTACTCGATCAATCCAATAAACTTTGTATCTCACGTCTCCGTTTTCTTTCCATCGATCATTTACAACAATACCCTTTTCTCGAATATCACGAATGTAAGAGCGGGGATCCCCATACCCCAGGGCAATGGTAATATCAGTTACGCTGTGTTTCCCGGTACATAGAAGGTCAAATACTTTCTTTTGGCGCTTTGATAATTGTTTTATATCTTTGCCTTGTTCACACACGGAAAGTGAAAAATTTTGCCCCTGCATCGGTTCTCCAGACCGTCCGGGGGCTTCTTCTTTTGGTTTCATCCTGGCCTCCTTCCTGTTACCACATAATTAGTTGCCTTTCTGTCTGTCTCATCTACGGTTTCCACCCGGTTCCTCTTAAGCCAATTTTCAACCTCCTCTCTATCGAAATAAAGCTGCTTACCTCTTGGTCGATAATGAGGAATTTTGTGGTAACTTGTTAACTTGTACAAGTATGAGCGGCTTAAGCCGGTGAGTGCCACTACGTCTTCTATCGTCAGTACTTTTTTTGAAGCCAACAATGTGTTTCTTTCGATTCTGTCTAACTGATTTTTTACATCTTCCATATCCGTTATTTTATGGCTGCAAGCCTGTTATTTATTCACATCACAAAGTTGGGCACAAAAGGGCAATAAAAAAGCTCTATATAGATACTATATAGTACCGATATAGAGCCTAATATATTGTATGTATGTACTTTATCTAAATATTTTTTTTATTTTGTCAGCATCTTTTACATTAACTTTATTGATGATTATATTCCTCCACCTATTCGCGTAATCATTTTTCCCAAATAGTTGCTTAAATGGTTCCCACGATCTTACTTCGATCCTTTTCTCACCTCTCCACTGAGTTATAGTTAATCCAAGTGTATCACTTACGAGTCCAGCAAATAAAGCCAGTTGATTGCCATTGCCATTGAAGCTATAATCTGGGTTCATAAATCCAGCCTGAATGGCTTTATCAAATATCTTCCGGGCTTCTGGTGTGTCCAGCTCTTTCGGAATATCCACTGATTCATCCGGCACCTTTAGGCTCTCTCCAAATGTATCAATCAGCACATCAATGTATTTTAACACGTCTTCGTATCTCTTATGAACGTCATTCACAATATCAGTTTCCTCTTGGATTGTATAAATAGGGTTTGGATGCAATCGGGCTTTATTCTTAATTAATACTCTTTTTGCCATTTCCAACTGTTTTAAAGTGGATGGCTTTTCAAGCCTTTTCATCAGGTCATCAAGATTACTTATGTGTGAATTAATAGCATTATCAAACACTTTTAATATTTCATCTATTTTTTCCATAGTTACCCCTTTATGAATATTATTTACTTCCCTTGAAATCGATCGTTAACTCAATGGGATCCTGTGAAGGTTCTGCTATGTCATCACTTAAACTTGGGATCCGGTTAACTGCATCCTGCTTCTTTTTATCAACTACCTTTGCATAAATTTGAGTGGTGGAGATTTCCTTATGTCCTAAAAGCTTTGAAACAGTGAAAAGATCCACCCCCTCAGTTATCATTAAAACAGCAAATGTATGCCGGCCTGTATGTATAAAAATCAGTGAATTATACTAACGCAGATTGAAGCAGTTTGATAGGTAATATATTTGAAATGAACAGATTTGCGTTATTCTAAAGCTATTTGAAATGTTTATCCCGAAGCAGATTTGCGCTATATTTCAGTTACCAAATCGTTAGCCTGTCTGTTTCCAACTGAAAACAGGTAATTCGAATCAGTCTTTAGCGTTGATATGCTGCATTTTACATGATTAAGAGCGCTTATAAAACGGGTAACTTTACCCACAAAATATAAGCGTATGAAAGATGAAAAATTTAAGGTATTACTCTACCTGAAAAAGAGTGTTCTTGACAAGTCAAAAAAGACCCCGATTATGGGAAGAATAACTGTCGGCGATTCCGTCGTACAGTTCAGTAGTAAACTCTCCTGCACTCTCTCGCTTTGGAATCCGCGAGCCAGCCGTTTGAACGGGAAAAGCCAAGAGGCAGTCGAAATCAACGAGAAGATAGATAAACTACTGCTTAGTATCAACGAGGCTTACAGCACTCTAACCGAACGAAATATATCGTTCGATGCCACAGATGTAAAGAACCTGTTTCAAGGTGGTATAGCTACACAGATGACACTGTTCCGGCTCTTCGACCGCCATATTGAAGAGGTAAGGGCGCGTGTCGGAATAGATGTTTCCCACCGTACAATCCCTAATTACCTCTACACCCGAAGAAGATTAGGCGAGTTTGTCAGCAAAAATTACAATGTCAAAGACCTTGCATTCAGCCAGCTAAATGAACAGTTTATCCGGGAATTTCAGGATTATCTCATTCTTGAAAGAAATTTAGGTGTAGAAACTGTGCGCCACTATTTGGCGATATTAAAGAAAATCTGCCGGATTGCCTTTAAAGAGGGGCATTCCGATAGGCATTACTTTGTAAACTATCCTTTGTTAAAGCAAAAAGTTAATCCACCGCGCACCCTAAGTCGTGAAGAATTTGAAAAGATACGGGATTTACAGTTTGAAGAACACCGATGGTCGCATATTACCACCCGTGATATGTTTCTTTTTGCGTGCTATACCGGTACTGCCTACGTCGATGTAATATCTATAACCAACGACAACCTGTCTAAAGACGATGCGGGCGATTTATGGCTCAAATATAAGCGAGGTAAGAATGGTAAGCTGTGCCGGGTGAAACTGCTTCCCGAAGCCATCGAGTTAATCGAAAAGTACAGGAACAAATCACGGGAAACTTTATTCCCTAAAATGGAATATAACGCTCTGAAATGGAATCTCCAAAGCATACGCCAGCTAATCGGAATGACGGGTGCGCTGACCTATCATATGGGGCGGCACTCGTTTTCCAGCCTGATTACGCTTGAAGGCGGCGTCCCCATAGAAACCGTATCTAAAATGCTCGGTCATAGCGATATAAAGACCACACAGATTTACGCCCGTGTTACCCCGAAAAAACTCTTTGAGGATATGGACAAATACATCGAGGCAACCAAAGATTTAAAATTAGTTCTATAACAATCAATAAACATTACAATTATGCGATCTACATTTAAAATATTATTCTACATAAACCGGGGAAAAGTAAAGAAAGACGGTACAACCGCCATATTTTGCCGTATTACTGTTGATGGCGAACAAACCGTAATCACAACAGGTATTTTTTGTAACCCTAACGATTGGAAAAGTAAAAAGGGAGAAGTCAAAGACGAAAAGGCAAACAGTCAGCTAAAGTCATTTCGTCTGCGTATTGAACAGACCTATGAGAACACACTAAAAAAATATGGTGTTGTTAGTGTGGACTTACTTAAAAATGCAATTCTCGAAATACATACTGTCCATATTATGTTATTATTGGCAGGCGAAGCGGAACGTGAACGGCTAAGGGTACGTTCATTGGAAATAAACTCTACCTCTACCTACCGCCAGTCTAAGATTTCTCAAAATAACTTACGGGAATATCTTCTTACCTTGAAGATGAAAGATATTGCCTTTACTGATATTACCGAAGAGTTTGGCGAAGGCTATAAGCTGTTTTTAAAAAGCAAAGAATATAAGTCGGGACATATCAACCATTGCTTTACATGGCTGAACCGATTGATTTACATTGCCGTTGACCAAGAGATTCTGCGGTTTAATCCAATAGCTGATGTGAAGTATGAAAAGAAAGAATCGCCCAAATTACAACACATAAGCAGGAATGAATTGAAGCTGATTATGGAAAAGCCGATGCCTAATAAGTTTCAGGAGTTGATTCGCAGAGCCTTTATCTTTTCTGCGTTTACAGCACTTGCCTATGTGGACGTAAAGGGGCTATACCCCCGTCATATCGGACGAACGGCAGAAGGTAAACCATTTATCAGAATCCATCGAAAAAAAACACAGGCTGAAGCCTACATTCCCTTACATCCGGTTGCCGAACAAATCTTATCGCTCTATAATACGGAAGACGATACGAAGCCTGTGTTCCCATTGCCTAACCGCGACCAGATATGGTATTGCATTACTGAAATCGGATTTCTTGCTGGTGTAAAGGGCAATATGAGCTATCATCAGAGCCGCCACACATTCGGAACGCTCTTGCTTTCAGAGGGTATTCCCATAGAAAGTATCAGCAAGATGATGGGACATACCAATATTTCTACAACACAAGTTTATGCTAAGGTTACCGACCAGAAAATTTCCGAGGATATGGATAAACTGATGGAACGGCGAAAAGCAATGTAACAAACTACTTAAAAGGGCTACCAGAGTAATTTCTGATAGCCCTTTTGAATTAAATCCGGGGTTTTCTGTTGGGTTATTAATCCCATGCCTCACGATAGTTCTGTTCCAGCAATTTTTGAATATCCGATTCCCGGTATAAGGTTTTACCACCCAATTGAAGGTAAGGGATTTTGCCTTTGGTTCGGTATTCCTGTAATGCCCTTCGGCTTATTTTCAACCTATCCGATACCTGCGCAACGGTCAAAAACCGTTCTCCGTTCAAAGACGGCTCATACCCTGTCATCACGGTTTCGATTCGATCCAACAATCTATCAAGCGAACAGAATAAAGATTTTATTCGCTCATTATCTTTAGTTACAAGCTCTGTACTCATATTACTCCGATTTCAGATTGTTGATAAACCGCTCCACATCTTCGGGCTTATAGTACATCTTTCGATTAAACTTCGTATAAGCCAGTTTCCTTTTATCTCGCAAATACTGTAATGTATTGGGATTGACATTCAGAATAAGACAAACATCCTGATTATCCAGCCAACCGTCAAGTTCTTTGCTTTTATTCCGTTCAATCAGCTTTTCGGCTTTCTGAACAAACGATTCAAAACGCCCAAGCATAGCCTCAAAAGTTTGGGCTTCTATATTTATTATCTCCATAGTAATTTACCTTTTATCGTTAATACTATGATTACGGGAAAACAAAGGTAAGTCATTAAAATACACCATATATCAACCCCTTACGGGCTGGTAGCTTTCGTCTGCACTTGTCTATACCTAAAGTGCATCCTGATTCCGGCGGCGGTCAAATATGCCGCTTTTTTTGTACTCCCTGTTCAGACTATCCGGGAGTAAAGGGGGATTTTTTCTACTGCCCGTATCTTATAATTTCTTCCTCTTTTAGCGGGAATGCCGACTTAGCCGATGAAGTGTTCGATTTCATGCGCGAAAGTATTTCCGTGTTCTTTACGCCGAAGCAAGTTCGAGCCTTCGGTTTCGTGAAAAATCTTCCTCTTTCCGTTCCGGCGAGCGTATTTATTCCCGAAAAACTTGCATCGGCTAAACACTACCTTTCTCTGCCCCTGAAACTCGATCACTCATAACCGGCTCCGATACGGCATAGCGTTCTAAAAAAAAGTCAGAATTATGATACGAACAGCAGAAAAAAACAGGAAACAACGATTCTCAAACCTTCCAATCAGCATAGGTTCGATTTTGAAAATAGCTTTTGCGGTGGCGGGTTTTGCCCTTTGGGGTTGGTCGTTCGTGGCGGTTGTCGCAGGGATTTATTTAGCGTGGGCAATCATTAAAGGCGTTTTGTCCTGCCTTATTTCTCTTGCCGTTATCGTTGGCTTTATTCTCCTTTTGATAGTATTAATTTTCTAAAACTGAAAAGACATGAAACCAAAGTATTTCAATTCGTTAGGCTTGTTAAACGAGTATGCAAACAACTATCCGAATAATAGTTTTTCATTTGAGCATAACCCCCGAAAATGCGGATGCAACAGCGTTAGATGCAGTTTCGATGTAACCGACAAAGAGGATAACGACATTTTGGAAATCCTTGTTATTTGCCCCATTTGCGCCAATAACCCTAAAAACAGCAATAGCCATGACAGCAAGTAAAATGACCGTGAACGGCGTATCTGTATGCGCCACAGGACAGGAGAATTACGAACGTTACAAGGATTTTCGTAAAAAATGGCTTTTCCAATACGACTACCGCCACACGGACGGCGAACTCTTTTCAATCGTTTTGCCGACCCTTGACGAGTGCCGAATGAGGCGGGATAAGTGGTTAGCCGAGAAGATAGCAAATAACAACCATTCAAATAATTAAGAGCATGAAAACAAGCGAAGTAAACGACAGCATAATAGGGAAACGTTGCAAATCCGTATTCACAGGTTTAATGGTTACGGGAACAATCGAAGAAACCAAGATAACCGAGTACACAGCGGAAGTAAAAGTCCGCTTTGATGAACCGCATAGTTGGGGAAATGACATATACGAATACGATTGGTCATCTGCCCGACTTGCAGACGAATTCGGCTCGTTGCACCATTTGGAAATCATAGATGACAAATACGAAACTGTCAAGGTTACATTTTCGCAGTCCATAAAGCAGATTAGCCGAATGTTTACCAATGATTACAAAAATTGGCAAACCGTCAATCTGAAAGAATGGATTGATAATTACGAAAGTTCCCGATTTACCACGATAGACGAGCGTAGAGCCATTATTACCTCCGAATACAATATGGAGCATATTAAAGAATGGCTTACAAAGAATACCCCGATAGCGACAATAGAAACAGTTTAATCACAGCATTTTAATAATCATTCAAATACTTACAATCATGACAGCAATTAAGAACAACGGCACAGCCGTAGCAGTAGCAGAGAAAGCAAACGAAGTAGTAACCGCAGTAGTGGTACGCACACCCGAAAACGGACAGCGTAAAGCCGTGAACATCGCATTGGACTTGATAGAGCCAAGCAATTACAACGCCCGAAAAACTTTCGATAGCGATGCGCTCAAAGAGTTGGCGCAAAGTATCTCCGTTCATGGACTGATACAGCCTATTACGGTACGGCGCAAGGGAGAGAAAGGCGAACATTACGAAATCATTTGCGGGGAACGCCGTTTCCGTGCGTGCCGTATGCTCAAACTCGTAGAAATCCCCTGCATCATTCGGGAGGTAACAGACGAACAGGCGTATGACCTTTCAATCTCCGAGAACTTACAGCGTGAGGACGTGCCACCTATGGAGGCGGCAGAGGCTTACAAACGCCTTATCGACACCAAGCGGTACGACATTGCAAGCCTCGCCGTACAGTTCGGCAAGAGTGAGAAAAGCATCTATCATACGCTGAAACTTTGCGACCTCGTTAAAGGAATTGCCAACCTCGTAAAATCGGGCAAACTGACTGCATCGGCAGGAATTGTGATAAGCAAGTACGACAAGAAGATACAGGAGGATATGTTGAACGACCGTTTAGGCAAGGACGGCGCAGGCGAATGGTGCAATATCTCCGCTAATGCGTTGGAGAGCAAGATACGGAACTGTTATACGAATAACCTCGATAATTACAGTTTCGACAAGACCAAGTGTCTGAAATGTATTCACAATTCGAGCAATTTCGACCTGTTCGCCGAGGGTGGCGGTTGTGGCAAATGTACCAACAAAAAATGTTTATCGGACAAGCAAACGGCATACCTTGTAGAACAGGCGCAAGCCGTAGCCCTTGCCGACCCGAAACTCGTTTTTGTCGGGGAGCAATACAGCCACGACAATGAGGCTACCCAAATAATCAAAAAGGGCGGTTATGAGTTTAAGAACGTGCAAACGTATAACCTTAATTCATACCCCACAGCCCCGACCGAACCGCAAGCCTCCGAGTACCAAAAGCCCGAAGATTACGACAAGGCACAGGAGAAATACGGCAAAGAACAGGAAAGGTACACCAAGCAGACGGCGCACCTTGAAGAACTGAAAGAGCAGGGTAAAATCCGTGTGTACGCTAAAATCGGCGATAGCAACGTAAGGATGTACTACAAAGAGGTAGCCACCAAAGACACCAAGACCAACGAGCAGTTAATCTCCGACCTTACCGCCAAGAAAAAGCGGAACAACGAACTGGCGGACGAAAAGACCGCCGAGGGCTTAAAGGAACTTTTGCGTACGGAACATCTACCGCAGTCGGAATTTACCGCCGATGAAGAAACGGCAATGTATTTCTTTATGCTGTCTAAGTTGCGCCGTCATAACTACAAAGCCGTAGGACTAAAAGAAAACGATTATTACGGCTATCTGACAGACGAGAAGAAACTCAAAATCGCATCTTCGCTGACGGAGGAACAGAAAACCGTTGTACGCCGTGATTACCTGTATAGCCACCTTACGGACGGTACAAGAACCGTAGGCGATGAAAAAGGTGGTATGTTATTGGCGTTCTCAAAACAACATCTGCCCGAAAAGACGGAAGAAATTGTAAGCACCCATAAAGAGGATTACGGCAAGAAAAACGCCCGATTGGACGAACGTATTGCAGGACTGAAAGAGGCTGAAAAGAAAGCGAAAGCCGATGCCAAAGCGAAAAAGGCAGAGCAGACCACTAAGACGGAGAAAACCCCTAAAACAGCCGAAAAAGCTGTCAAAAAGGGAACGAACGCCACCGCCCCGAAGTCGGAAACCACCAAGCCGAAAGGCAAGGAACAGCCCAAAGCGACCCAATCCGAAAAGAAAGAGGCGAAACCGACCCCGCAAGCGGATAAGGTGCTGATTGTTACCGTACCGAAAACCCAACCCAAAGCGGAGGCAGTAGCAGTATAAACCAAAATATCAACAAGGAGCGGGAGAAATCCCGCTCCATAAATAACCCAATTATGACAGTATTTATATTATTCCAAACAGATATTCACAGGACAAGGGCAAGCCGTGTATTTTTCGGCGTGTTCACCTCCGAGACGTTGGCGATAGATCACGCCAAAGAAAACGGCTTATATACCCACGATGCAGAAGTCTTTATAATCGAGTGTGATACGGATAAATTTGGGGAGGTATGA